CTGTTGGTTGCCGTCACCGACCTGCATGTCAGCTATGGCGGCAAATCGTTGACCTGCTTGAACCACAATACCCATTAATTGTAATAATGTTGCTGATGGTTCTTTGAAAGGTAAAGGCATAAATGCATCTCTGATGTTTCCTCCAGGTGCATCTACATCTCTAAACTCTCCAGGTTGAATTGATTGCGCTTCATCTCTGACACGAATACCTCTTTGCTTAAATCCTGCAGGCATGTTTGAAAATGTACCTGCATCAAGAAGTTGTCTAAGTGCATTCGTTGCGGTTCTTGATAATCCACCAATCATGTGAATTAAACCGAATCCATAAAAACCAAGACCTGGTAAAAATTTAAAATGTACAAAATAATCAATTTTATTTTTTAGTGGGTCTTCGGCTCTATAGTTTCTTCTGATAGATAAAACTTCTCTTGATGATGTATCAATTGTTACAATGTATGGAAGTTTTATACCAGTAGGGTTTTGTTCTTCATCTTTATCTTCAAAACCTTCAAGATCAAGATTTGTATGGAATTCTAAAATAGTAAACATTTGCTCATCTCTAGTTTTAGTAACTCCTTCTAATTCTCTTTCTTTTTTCTCTACTTCTGTTTCTTGTGAATAGCCTGGTGTAATTTCTACATCTCTGTAAAAACCAGATACTTGTTTTTTTCTTAAATCGTTTTCAGACATTTTTAATCTGTGAACGATTGCATCTGCATCATCTAAAGATGTTGCAGTATATGGAACTATCAAATCATCTGCCGGTATAAATTTAGACACGGCTCTGTCAAGAAGTTCATCATAGTAAACTTTCTTAAATGCAGAGCCGCTAAGAGGGAGATAAAAAAGTAACTGGTCGAACTCGGGTTCATACTCTTTCATCTTATTCATGATCTGGTAGTTCATGAAATTTTTTACTCTTGTAGCTTGGTCTTCTTTTTGTCTGTTGACAACACCCATAATCTGAGTGTGTACTGGACCATTAGCTGGAAGTAATTCTTTATAAGCGTGTGCTTGAAACTGTGTTACAGCCTCAGCTAATACAGGGTGGGTTGCACCACTTGCATTTGTAAATGGTTGTGATTTTGTTTCGTATTTAAATCCTAATAATTCTAAACCTTTTGTATAACCATCTTCCCAATCTTTTCTTGATGCTTTGTATTGAGTGTAGTCTTCAAAAAGTTTTGAACCTAGTGAGCCTAAAACATCTTCTGGTAATAGGTCTGCTAAGTTATCAAAATGTTCGTTTGTACCTGGTTGATTTACAGCTTCTGGGTCAAAACTAATTGTTGCACCACCGTCTTCTTCTTGTGTTACCTCAATATCTTGCGCACCTTGTGCTTCTTCAATATTTTCTTGAGAAGCTTCTATAAGCTGTTCTTCACTAGGTAGTTCTATTTCCTGCTTTACGTTTGGTAAAGACTTGTCTATTTCTGACATTTTTATTCTCCGAGTTCGATACCACTATAGTCTTTTTTCCAGGAACATTCAACCCTTGTGGGTTAGGTCCTCGAAGAGGTGGGATAGTGGTTGTTAGTTTCTTAGTCATCCAGTAAATTCATTCCTTGTATACCTAAAGAAGCAGCTAGTCCAACAATACCTGCTCTAGACAATGCTTTTAGTCCAACCTTGCCTAAACCTAAATTAGCCACTTTTCTAAAAGTTGGATTTAATCCTTTTGTTAATTTTGGTGTTTGATCTGCAAATGTGGGATATAAATAGTTAAATGGATTTGTTGCAATGTCAGTTGCTGAATCTCCTGCCGCTACTTGTTCTGCAATATCTGCTGCAGCAAATGGTGCTAGTATTCCTGGTCCTCCTAAAATACCAAGTCCTCTCCCTAAAGTCCTTCCTGCAGTTCTAGCTATTCCTTTTTGCTCAACACCTAAACCTCTTGATCTACTAGCTTTAATTGTTGATGGTGCACTATATGCAGTGGTTCCTGCTAGTGTTGCACCTAACGCTGGTAATTGATAATCTAAAATATCAGGTCTATCAAATTCTGTAGTTATTGGATCTGTTGCCATAGATACCAACATATTCTTTTGTTGATCTTCGTTTGATAGATAACTTGTTGGATCATCGTTTCTAAATTCTTTTACGATTGCAGCTCCGGCTGCTCCTGCTGCACCAGCTAGTGTAAATCTTTTTACACCCGGTGATTTTGCAAAGTTTAAAATTTTATTAAACAAACCTTGTGGATTTTTTTGTACGGCTTCATCAAACTGAGCTACACATGCTTTTACTGAACCCCCATTTGCTTTTCCAAAAATAGAACAAACATTATCTGTGTTATTTTCAAACTGACTTCTCACATTCTGCAGTCTTGATTCTATATTAGCTCTAGCAAATACATCATCTGGAGATCCTGCAGTTACTTTTGTAGTTGCTCCTGGTGTTGCTATAATTTCTGATGAAGTATCAAAACCCAAATCTAAAATTTTTCCTTCTAAAGTTTTAGGGTCTACAACAATTGGTTTTAAAACATTGGCTGCAGCTTCTCCTTGTTTACCACCAGTTGCTACTGTTTCAGATATTTCAAGATTTATTTTATCTAGTTGTTTTTGTTTTCCAAGAGTATTGTTTCTTTTCATCTTGTTAACTAATTTTAATTGTTTTCTATATAAAGGTTTTAGTTCATCATTTAAATTTTCTGCTACTTTGTTATTCACGTTTTGTGTCTGTATAGCTAACGCATCAATTGGATATTCCATGCCTAGTTTTTTAGCTTGAAATATATTTGCTGTATGAGCAAGTTCATACTGTTTACCAAAACCTGTTTTTTGTTTTGTTCTTTTTAATCTTTCATCAAAGTTTTCTAGTATTTGATTTCTTTTATCCTGTGCTGTTCTTCTACCACCGACATTCTCAGGACCTCTTGGACTTTCTTTATAATCAAAACCTTCTGCAATTAATTCTTCTTTACCTTTCTTCATCCATTTAGGCGTACCTGCTCTAGGATTTCTTTTTAGTTGAAATTCTTCAATGACTTTATCTTTTGCTTTTCTAGGCGACAGTCCTTCTATCTCAACTAAGTATTTAAATCTATCTATTCTAAGTCTTTGGCTTTGAGCTGCTTCAGCATTTCTTTCTAAAATGTTGTCTGCAACACCTATTGTATTACCAGGTTGAAATACCATTACACCTCCAGGATGCTAGCAAGTCCACCACGTTTGAAACCAGTTCCTACATCAATACCTAGTCTTATTTGCATTTCTTTGATTGTATCTGGAAACTCGTCAGGGTTTTTTAATGCCTTGTTTAAAGTTTTAAAATACAAAGTCTTTTCTTTTCCTTGTAAACTTTTATCCATAGCAAGATCTCTAAACATTTTTGAAATGTCTTTTGCTTCAAAGCCATATTTACGTAGAGCTTGATAACCCATTCTAGCTCCTCTAACTAACGCACCTGCCATGTATCCTTCTCTTACAGGTCCGCCATCTGCAAAATCTAAATCAACGTCAACTGTATTTAAATCAACATCATCAGGATTAAAGTCTCTATCTGTAATAGATCTTCCTCTACCATCTTTGATTCTAACTAATCTTCTTGCAAATAATTCTATCTCATCTCTATTTTTTAATTGTGCAACACTTGCTGCAACACGTGGGCCAAAATATTTTTGTACTAATAACAATGGATCACCCATTGCACCGCCACCGCCTTCAGTCATAAATCTAAAATCATCTCGTTCCATAACACCAGATAAAGTTGGACCACTTTTATTTGTTGGATCTTCTAAATCTTTTATTGTATTTAAAAAGTCTCTAGCATTTCCTCTGACTACAGGTTTTGCATTGTCACTAACTCCAGCCATGTTATAAACTTTATCTACTAATTCATCTGCGACTCTTTTCTCAAAATTCTTAACTGATTTTACAGCTTCTAATCCTGCACCTGTTGGAAGGATTGTATCTGCTCTATCCACACCTTCTGGTAACTCTATTTCATCAATTGCTTTCTTAGCTGCTCTAGCATTCTTAGTAAAATTCAATTCATCTAAATCATATAAACCTTGTTCAATATCAACTTCATCCATAAGATTTTTTCTTCTTCTTAAAGACGCGATACCTTCTGCATCTAAATCCCTGGTCCCCGTTGCAAGGTCAGTTATGTTAGCTGGCCCTGGAGGTGGGTTATAAAAACTATCTACTGTTCTTAAATTTTCTACGAGTCTTGAAGCTTGCATATCATTTAACTTACCTGAAGTTAAATAACCCATAGCACTATCGAACTCTGGTAGGACTGTATCTTTTTTAACAATACCTAATGCTTCAGGATTAATACTCATCTCTAACATAGACTCAGGACTATCTCCTTTTCCTAAAAAATTTACATTGGATCGGGTACCGAGGATCTTGGAAGTGTTACCTCCTAGTTTTTTATAAAGTCTTAATGCTTCTGCTATTAAAGTTTTACTAGCCATAATAAGTCAAATTACTCCTGTCAGGCAGTGGCTCGTCTTGATATGAATCTTTATTACGAACAATACCGCCTTGTTTAATACGCATCACCGCTTGTGTCATGGAGTCGACATAGTCATCATAATCTCCAAACGGAAACGCAGCACATTCCTCTACCAGCTCTTGTGCAAAATGTTCATGCATCGGAGCAAATATTTTGCCGTTTTCAAAAAGCGGCGAAACGGAATTTACCCTTGCATGTTTATCATTTCCTCGGCTCGGTGTAAAGTTAACAACTGGAATTCCCATATCTCTTAATTCAGCCGATAATGGGATTCCTGAGGCCTTGGCTTCTACCACAACCATATCAGGTCTCCAATATAAATATTCTTCATAAGCCACTCTTTTAAGCTCTGGAAACTCATATCGATCTTTAAATGCATTTAGAAGTATAATACATGATCCATGGTCCTCGTGCTCAAAAACTCCCCACGTGGTTATGGCTGAAAAGTCAGCAGATTGTTTTTTAAGGAATGCTGTATCGTAAGATTGTATAATAAAATCACATCTTGGTGGATTTTTATCTTCCCAGTCTTGCCACCATTCTCTTTTGATGATTGCACCTTCTTCAGCTGTTGGCTGCTGTAGATATTGAGCGTTCCAATTATTTACTGGAATAGATGCTTTGGTTTTAATTAATTCTTCCTTGGTCCAGTATTCTGGCCAAACTGGTTCGCCTGATGGTAATAACGCGGGTAGTTCTACAACATCCCATTGATCAGAGTCTTCTTCTCCCTGAGCCTTGATTAAATTTCCAGTTAGATCTTTTTGTGACCAACGAGTCATAACAACCACGATTCTTCCTCCTGGCTGCAAACGCTGACGTGGACCTGATGAATACCAGTTCCAGGCTTTTTCAAAAGACTTACTATCTTTCTTAATATCTTGTTCCTTGTGTGGATCGTCAATGATTAGTAGATCAGCACCACGACCTGTTATCGCTCCACCAACACCGGCTGCAAAGTATTCTCCTCCCTGTTCCGTTTTCCATTTACCAGCGGCCTGAGAGTCCTCCATTAATCTAGTCTCGAATAACTGTTTATAGTTTTCTTGATCTACTAGGTTTTTGGTTTTACGTCCGAAGTCGATTGCAAGATCAGCCGTGTGTGTTGCTTGAATGATCTTTAACCGGGGATCACGGCCAACCATCCAGGCTGGCAATAAATAACTAGCAAACTCAGACTTAGTGTGTCTAGGCGGCATGTTAATGATCAAACGTTTCGTTTTTCCGGAAGCAAGGTCATTGAATTTTTTATTGATAATTTTGTGGTGTGAACCTTCAATAAATTCTGGCCACACGTATTTCACAAAACTCAAAAAGTCATTTTTGATTATAGGCTTTGCTTTATCTAACTCTACGCTCTTTTCTAAGTCCAAAAGACGAGCTTGCTCTTCTGGGGTCAATCCTGAAAAATTTTTCATAAAATTTTTTATAATATTTTTTATATAACCTATTTTTCAAATCTTGGCTATAACTGTCTAAATCTTGCTATATAGTCTGACTCTGGGACCCCTTCCTGCCATTAGGGTGGGCCCGCCCGTAATTTTCAAGCAAAAAATCAATATGTTGTGGTACCTCTATTGGTACACACTATGCAAGTATTGCATGGCTAGATTTCTGCATCTCACCTAGCCACGCAATTATATAAACTAGAACCCCAAACTTTGTTGTTTTAGTTTTTCTGTTTCTTCATCACTTAATATTAATGGTTGCTCAACCAAAGAGAAATTAACTTCTTGTAAATGATAAGTAGTTTCATCTCTTTCATTAAGTGTTTCAAGGGCTAACAACTTTCTTGTTGCAGTTGTTAGATCATACATTTTTCTATCATGTATTTTGTAGTCGGTAGCCCATGAATATTTATCTCGTTCTATGATAAAGAACTTTTTATCTACTTCTTTATTATTTTGTGCCATGATTATAACCTCACTTTCCATGTTGTACTGGCAGTACGATAGCCTTGTTTATCTAAATCAAAATAAGTCATTAAAGGCTTTCCACTTTTGGAAGTCCAATATCTGCTCTTATCTGTCCATTGTCCCTGTCTAGTAATGTGCTTACTATCTTTATTTGAGTAGTAAGTTATTTTGAACTTTTGATCTTTCTGCATTTTTTATCCTTTCTGTTATGGGATATTCCTAACAGAATATCCCATAAGTGTCAAACATTAATTTATGCTTTGTTGCATTTGTTGTCTTGCAATTGCAATTTTTTGATCTCTAGTTAAAACTTCTTTGTCCTCTAATAAACTTGCCAAATTATCAGGGCTATAAATAGACAAAGCTAGACTAGAACTCTCGTTCATCATACTTTCATTTAACACAACACCAACTTTGTCAGCTAATGCTTTTGCTTGGTCAAAAGTACGATAAGATTTTAAACCTAGTCTTAAAGTTTTCATCTTACCTTGAACATAAGAATATAAATTCTCATGTTCTTTTTTAACATTGTCAGCACTTTGAATATACATCTTAAAAAATTCATGTGTGCTTTCATCAACTACAAAGTTTCTTGAATGACAATAAGATGAACCAA